TGGGGGGTCTGGAGGCGTGGCACCGCATGGTCCTACAGAGCACTGATAGTCGCTCGTGGCAGGCCGCCCGGTATCCTTGTATCCGAATGGGCATCCGAACCCTGTGCCCTTTGCAACTCTCCTGGTGTACCCACACTTGTTAGGGGCCAGCGCAGGACAAGGACCCCTCGTGCACTGTTTTACCCCGTCCACGTCCCCCCAGTTCCTCCCCGTGTCGTTCCACCCGGGGGGGCAGGCCCACTTACCGTCGATAGAAATTCTCGTGATGGTCTCGCACTTTGATGGTTTTGCGTATTCCGCCGCGGCTTTCTTGAGGTCGTCCGCGTCTTTGTTAGTTATGCTGTAAATTTCAGCGAGCCGTTTGATGGCAACGTCGGCGGGTGGCGATGCCAGTAGGAACTGGGTAGCGGCGTCCCAGACCGTGCGAATGCTCGGCTTGCTGTCGAGTGTTGGCGGCGTTATTGACGGGTTATTAACGAGACTGGCTTCTTGCACGGTTTTGTTCTGCAGGTCATTCTTAAACTTTGCGAGCGCCGCTGCTTGTTCCTTGAGGTCCTTGGTTATCGTCTGTATTGCCTTCGCAGTGTTTGCCTTGATGGTATCTCTTGTCTTTTGATAAAACGTGAGGTCCTTTTGCGCCCCTTGCAGCGCCTGACCCGCCTTTTCCGAAGTGTCTTGAGCCGTCTGCTGGGCACTGAGCGCTTCGGATGCGGCCGAGGCCTCCGCGAGGTTCTTCTGCAGGTCCTGAAGGTCCTTGTTCGTCTGAGAAAAGTCCGAAAACGTGCCGTCCTGCACGTCCTGGACGTCGCCCAGAGTCTGCTCCACATCGCTAACCGCGCCTCTGACTATCTGTGTCTGGGTTGCGAGCGCCTGGGTCACCACCCCCTGGTTGACGATGCTTTCTTGGTAGGCGCTGTTTGCGAGGAGCTTACGTCTCTTCTTGAGGTATATGACAACGAGAGCCACCGCGGTTCCCACCGTGGCGAGCACTATGCTCAAAAGCGTTATGAGTACCCATGTTTTCATAATGCCTTGCTTATTTATGTATGTAAATATTTAATCTTAAAAAAATAAGTATATATTATATGGAGTCAGCAAGTGCGCCAGACCTTACAAATGTGATGTCCGCGGACGTCGTTGTCAATACCGTCAACGCCGCCGTCAACAACCTCGCAAACAACGACAACCTTTCGAACAGTGGCGATAGCGGTGGCATGTCTCGCTGGTTATTGTGGACCATCATAGTGTCGGCGGTTGCCATCGTTGTCACGGGAGCGGTGTTTCTCGTTCGCTACATCATTAGGAGAAACAGAGAAAGCAACTCCATAATCTCGGACGTTGCGGAAACGGTCTCGGACAATGTTGACAAGAAAGCCGCCGGCGTAGTCGTAGACGCTGCTCTAAAGTCCGCCGCGACTTCCGCCCAGCTCGAAGCGAACGTGCAGACGGCTTCCCAACTTTATGCCAAGGGGGGCGCGACCCAAGACGAAGTAAAACGGGCAATCGTGGCGGCCGAACTATCAAAGGCGGACACCAATCAGAAGAACCTTGAAGCTGCTAAGGCTCTAGAAGACCTGAGGAAAAAAGAACTTGCCAGCGCAGACGAGGCCATACTAAAAGCCACGCAGAACGCCTCGGCCGCCTCGGAACAATACGGCAAACTTTCCGACAGCATAGTGTCCGAAAACATTAAGAAAGCTCAGGATGCCCTTGCAGCAGTAAAGGCGAAGCGCGAGGATGCGGATGCGGCGTTCAAAAAAGCCACGGAGATGCGGATACAGGCGGAAAAAAATGCTAAGGACCGGCTCGTCAAAAGCGCGACCGCAAAGCAGGCCGCTGTAAAGGCAGCTCAGGATACGTTGGCAGCGCTAAATGCGAAGATTAACAGCGCTAAAACAACTTTCCAAGAGTATATGAAAACGCAGACACAAGACGCGGGGGCCCCGAAGCAGCCCAAGCCCGTGCCGTCGCCGTCGCCGTCCCCAGTGCCGTCCCCAGCGCCGTCCCCAGTGCCGTCCCCAGCGCCGTCGGCGGGCTCCGTCCTCATCATGGGAGAAACGATAACATCTAACCTGAACAACAAAACAATTGCCGGGGGGAAGAAAGCTTGGGGAAAATCGTGGCCGGTGCCTAGCCAGTTCAAGAACGGCGCCAAGCTGTCATTTGAAATAAACTTTGCCCCAGGGTTTTCGTTCGACGACGGACCCACGGATGCCAGAGGAAAGGTCGGGGGGCTGCACATCGGGAGCGGGGCGGCGAGCGGGTGCAGCCATTCGGACACCGGGGGAAGCCTTCGTTTGATGTGGGAACACCAGCGGTCTGGCCAAGCATACACGTATTTCCCTACGTCGACAAAAGGAAAGCAGCCAGCGTTCATCACCGCCATGGGGGACCCTAACTGCGGCCTCGGTATTTGGAAAAAGGATTTCAATCAAATTTTTTCAGCGACGGGCTCCTGGTATACCGTGACGCTCGGAATTTTGATGAACGACGTGGGAAAGAATAACGGAAAGCTGTATATGAGCGTCGCCGGACCAAAAAGTCTCACGAGGGAGAGCGACGGCATCATATGGAGGGTTCGAAATGGGATGGACATCAGCGAGATTAATTTTAACTCCTTCTTTGGCGGGGATAACAATATGACTAGGGTGAAGCCTTCGAGTTTCCAATTACGTAACGTGCGCATCGGGCCGTATTAAATCTGGACTACAATAACGTCTCTCAGTAGATCTGAAGCATATTTCTTATGGAATCTACATGCTTTGATGTAACGGACGTTACCGTTCGAGTCTTTAAACGTGATATTTGATGACGCCGACTGCGAGAATAATATTTAATAATATTAAATGAAGAAACGGTACATTTTTGGCATCGTCGCGACGGCTCTGCTGGCCGTTGCTGTGATAGCGTTTTACGTTTACAAAAACTGGGGGGACATACAAGACGCCTTTTCCGGTAAGAAGAGTGTTCGCGGCGGCGCTGTAAAGACCGCGTTCAGTTCAAAAGCGCCGGCCACCCCCGTAAGCCCGGATGCAATCGTTAATGCCGCAAAACCCAGTTCGAAGCTTGTCAGCGAGCTTTCCGCGATTAAGAGTAAAACCAAGGAATTTGCGGATAAAGCGAACATGACGTTTACGAAAGTCATGAACACCTTCAAGACCGAAAAAGCCACCAAAGCTTCGCAAAGTGTCCCTATATCGCAGATCGTGGTCGAGAACACCAAGCAGCGCAAGGCGAAAGACGAAACGGCAGCTGCGGACGAGTATAACAACATACTGAAACAGATAGAAATAGAGAAGGCAAAGGCCGCCATTTCCCTCACGGGGGCAAGGACAGAGACTCAGAAAACTGTGAAATACAACACTCTCAATGTAGACGCTCTAGACGCCGAAATGGAGCTTTATTCTGAAAACAAGATAAGGACACGGGGTTCGATGAGACCGCTCACCAAGGGAGAGGCCGAGGCTTACGTGAGAAACTTTTTGTAAAATATGCGATAAAAATATATTATAAAAATAAAGATTATACTCAAATGGGGGCACTCTCGCAGCTGATTGCGACAGGCGCACAGGATGTTTTCTTGACCGGAGATCCTCAAAGAAGCCTTTGGAAACGGACATCTGTTCGCAAAACGAACTTTGCCATCGAGTCAATTGAAACCGTGTTTGACATCAACTACGGTTCTCCGTCAATGATAACTGTCGCGCGACAGGGAGATCTCATAAAGTCGTGCGTTCTTCAAGTGACTATGAAGAAGTCGAACATCCCGTCCTTTTACCCAGTAGAGCAGTTCATAAAATCTATCGCCGTCGTTATCGGAGGCCAGGACGTGTATGTCATAGACGATGCGGCAACGTGGCTCCGAATTCACGACGAAACTTCTAACGACGTTGAAATGCGAGCGGCAAACTACAGGATGTTGAACTTTCGTCCCGACGACCCCCCCGGTGCCGTAAGAACCTTCTACCTCGACCTCCCGCTGTTCTTCACGCGCCACTTGTCCATGGCCCTTCCGCTCGTCGCCCTGCAATATCACGACGTGCAGGTCCGGATAACGTTCAACGAACCGTACAACATCCCTGGCGTTGACGTAAACTACATGCCGACGGCAAGGTTTTTTGCGGATTACGTGTTCCTGGACAAGACCGAGAGAACGTATTTTGCCCAGGCTCCGCACGAATACAACATAGAACAGGTGCAGATGAACACGCTAAACCCGCAGTTTTCAGAGAAGGGCGTGACACCGCAAAGTTTTGATATGTCATTCAACCATCCGACGCGTTATATTATGTGGGTCTACAAGACGAACCTCCACGGGATTTACACTACAAACTCTAACCAGTTCGAATCAAACGACGGATATGCACCTCTCGACTCGGCGATTCTTCGCATAAACGGCGTGGACCGATTCAGCGAGCGCCCCGGGACCTATTTCAACTTGGTGCAAACCACTCAGGCACTGAAGCAGGCTCCGTCGGCGGGTATTTACATGTATTCTTTTGGCGTCAACGCGAACGATCAGGATTCCGCGGGCACGATGAACTTCAGTCGCGTGGACATGGCGACGCTGACTCTCACGAATAAAAAGGCGTCCGCGGCAACCATATCACAGGTCCTCGACACGTCGACCACCCTCAATTCGGCGCTCACAAAGTTCACGAAAATAGCCATATTCGCGGTGAGTTTTAACGTTTTGCGCATACAAGATGGCATGGGAGGCGTCCTTTTCAGCAATTAATAATCACCTCAAAAGTCTTACACTATACGAATGGTATCCGTGTGTTATGTCAAGGCGTGTTTTCAGCGTCGTCTTTCTAAGTTCGCACACCTGCGCGAGTTCAAAGTTATCGTCCATTACTTCGAACAGCGTCTTGTATATTTGCGCAATGTGCTTCGGCTCTTTAGACCCGAAGATCGAAATCGAGCCAGTGGGGAAAATAAATGCCGTGCACAGTTTCTTCTTCGAATCGAACAATAGGACCTTCACGGCGGGATGCTGCTCGGGGTTGAAATACGCGTGCACGCCTCTCTCGTCGAAAGCTGCGGCGAGGCGCTTCATGTTGAATTTGACGGGTCTCGAGAAAGCGTCTACCGTGGACGTAGACATGTTTATGAGGTTGATTCTCACGTCTACCAGTTCTAGCTCGATGTCAGCAATGTCCGCTATTTGTCTAGCCACTACTTTCGCCATGTTCACAAAGTCTTCGGCGGACGAAAACCCGGTGCCGTGGACCGCGCCGTTGTAAAAAACTTTCATAGACGAGGTGCCGAGGGTGAAAGAAATCTGGTGATCGAATTTCTTCATGTTCGTATTGCGAACGGCCGTGTCCCGACGCTTCACGACCTTCGGAGTGGCAAGCTGGAGACCCTCTTCTGTCACGACATCTGCCATGCAAGACCGAATGGCCTCTACGGGGATCGGAGTGTCTCCGCTGTTGAACTTGCCAGACAGGGTCATCGTGCTAAGGTGGATGGGCGTGGGAAATATGTGTTTGGGTTTCAGGTCTGCCATGCAGTTGAACATGCTCATGAACTCGGCAGAAAGTTGTTCCATCGTGCAAACTTAAACAATTCGGGCAACGCGAAAAGTATAGGCAATCGCACAACGATATACGGCATATTGACAAGCGGCGTGTGTTATACCAACGTAGGCTGCGAACGTGGTAACAATGTCCGCCCTCTTCGTGAAGAAGCTTGACGCGTCCGCCATCGTCCCCAGCCGTGGCTCTGAGCTGTCCGCCGGGTACGACCTATCGTCAATTGTAGACATCGTGGTCCCGTCCATGGGGCGCGTGGCGGTCCCCACGGGCCTGGCGGTCAAGGTCCCCGTGGGAACCTACGGCAGGGTCGCTCCTCGGAGCGGCCTGGCCTTCAAGCACGGCATTGACGTCCTTGCCGGGGTGGTGGACGCGGACTATCGTCAAAGTGTGAATATTATTCTCTACAACACATCCGGCGTTGATTACGAGATCAAGAAAGGGGACCGCGTGGCACAGCTCATCGTTGAAAAGATTGAGATGCTTGATGTCGAGGTCGTTGATGAACTTGACGAGACTTCGAGGAAAGGTGGATTTGGAAGCACCGGAAGATAAAGGTTTCATAAGAAATCTTCAGGTTTCATCAGCTTTGATGTAACGGAAATACTCTGTTTATCTAGAATATCAAGAACAATATAACTTTGATGGTGAAAATGACAATAGAACATATGGTCCTAATGAAAAAATAATACACTTGCGTGCTATTAAAAAAACAGACGGAACCATAGAAAATTTTCATAGTCTTATTTCTGCTTTACGTTTCATCCGGTCTTCTTATCCGACCGCGGGTTCAGCTATTATTTCAAACGTTATTGATATGGAAAATAGGAGTGCTTATGGTTATAGATGGTCCGTCGTTAATCAGGTCAGATAAAAATTATTCTCTACAACACATCCGGCGTTGACTACGAAATTAAGAAAGGAGATCGAATCGCACAATTGGTCATTGAGAAAATTGAGATGCTTGATGTTTCGGTCGTAGACGAACTTCCCAAGACGGAGCGGGGCGATGGCGGGTTCGGGTCTACTGGAAAATGATGCGTTGAAAATTTCAATATTTAAAATGTAAGCAACACATATATGCAGCCAGCGAAAAATTTCCAGGATTATACCCTTGCGGGTAAAGGTGCGTATTCATTGCAGCTCGACAATATTTCTCTTGTCGATGGCTACGACAGCACCTATGTGGGGCTCAACGCGGGAACTCGGATACCGGAACACAATCCGTCGTGTCAGCGAAATGTGGGGGTCGGCGCAAACGCGATGATGTCTTCACAGAGTGTGTCGAACACAGTGGTTCTCGGGGCGTACTCCGGCGCGGAAATGCAAGACATAGAGTCTACGACAACGGTTGGCACGGGGAGCTCGCAGTACGCGGCCAATGTCGTGGGTCTCACTGCCATAGGGTACGAATCTGCAGAGTACCAAACGGACAGCTCTTATAACACTTGCGTGGGCTGGAAAAGTATGGGCAGATTCCGCAGCGGGAAGCGGAACGTTGCCATAGGGGCAGCGGCCGCTTACTACGGGCTCAACGTAGTCGGTTCTACGTTCATTGGAGAGTCCGCGGGAAGAAACGCGACCTTGTCTACGAACGACACATTCGTGGGGTCTAGCTCGGGAAAAGCAGCCGGGAACACACGCAACAACACATATGTGGGGGCCGGTACCGGACAGAACGCGACAGATGGTTCCAACAATGTGTACGTTGGTGTAAATGCCGGGTTCAATAACAAGAATGGGGGCAACAATATCTTCATTGGAGTCAACGCCGGCGCAAGTACGACAAATGTATACGACACGATTATCATAGGAAACTACCAGGGTGGTAATGGGGGAAACTCAGCGAATGTGTCGGACTCCGTTATAATAGGCCCTGGCGCTGGACAGTATGCCTCGGGGTGCCAGCTCGTAATCGTAGGGAAGAACGCGGGGCAGTACATGGCGAACTGCAGAAATGTCGCCCTCGGGTATCAGGCGGCAAGATACATGACAACCGGGTCAGAAACGACCGTACTAGGCGCCAACGCGGGACTGCAGTGCGGAAATTCCGTTAGCTCTACATTCGTGGGGTTCGAATCGGGATATTCTGGCGCTCAAAAAACCGTATTCGTCGGATCGGGAGCGGGGAAATATGCGGGAAACGACACGTATAGCACGGTAGCCATAGGCTTTCAGGCAGGTTCTCAAAACGTGGGCAACCTTGCCACAGTGGTTGGCGCTAACGCGGGTAGTGTAACAGGAGAGAGAAGCACGATTATTGGAGCTGCGTCGGGTTCGAACGTTGGCACAAACAATACTATTACAGGCTTTGCTGCGGGGCTAGATGTCGGAAACAACAACAGTATTTTTGGGTCAACGTCTGGTTTTCAAATAGAAAGCAACAACAGCATCGTGGGGGCAGGGGCTGGCAGAGTTCTGGGGTCAGACAACTGCGTTTTTGGCCAAGGCGCGGGGGTACGATCTACCGGGTCGCAGAACGTATTCATGGGCGTCCAGTCCGGGGCACTTGCTTCTGGAGCCACTAACTGTATCATAGGGTATCGCGCCGGAAATTCTATGAGCAACGCAGCCAATAATGTTTTTGTTGGTGCTTACACCGGTCCTACTGCACCGCTGACGCCTGGGCAGGCGTCAGATTTCAACGTGTACATTGGATATGCTGCCGGGAACGTAGGAGTTCGAAACACGATAATAGGATGTGACGCGGGAAATGCGAGTTCCGGGAATGTTAATACTATCATAGGGACAAGCGCGTCTAAGACGATGTCCGGGGAGTTAAATTCCGTTCTGGGAGCATATTCTGGAAAAGACGGCAACAGAAATACCATCGTCGGAAGTCTCTCTGGAAATTCGATGAGTAAAGCGGCAAACAATAACGTCGTCGTGGGATATTATGCGGCAACCTCTCTCGAAAGTGGTGTCGACAACACCATCCTCGGGTCGAACGCGGGCACAGGGCTTATCACCGGGAACCTTAACACGTACGTGGGATACAACACGGGAAACCAGGGATCACAGAACACAGTAGTAGGCAGTTATTCAGGGGCTTTTATGGCGAATGGGGCTGAATATAATACCGTGGTAGGGTTTTCCGCGGGCGCGAACGTCACGACTGGTGTAAACAATACCCTCCTCGGGTCATACGCAGGCGAGGGACTTACCACCGGGACCTTTAACACGTATGTAGGGTTTAGCGCTGGGCAACGAGGGGCGAAGAACACCGCTGTAGGGAGTTATTCGGGGGTTGCCATGGCAGTAGGAGCTAATAACAACACGCTCGTGGGGCATTTTTCGGCAGTCGATCTCGAAAGTGGTGTCGACAACACCATCCTCGGGTCGCTCGCGGGCCAGGGGCTTACTACCGGAAACCTTAACACGTACGTGGGATACAACACGGGAAACCAGGGATCACAGAACACAGTAGTAGGCAGTAATTCGGGAACTTCCATGGCCGTCGGGGCTAGAAATAATACCCTGGTAGGTTTTTACGCAGGCGCGAACGTCACGACTGGTGTAAACAATACCGTCCTCGGGTCATACGCAGGCGAGGGACTTGCCACCGGGAGTCTGAATACGTACGTGGGATATAACACGGGAAACCAGGGGTCGCAGAATACCATAGTGGGAAGTCTTTCGGGAACCGCCATGGAAAATGGTGGCAACCTTAATACCGTGGTAGGGTTTTCCGCGGGAAATGCTGTCACCACGGGTGCCTTCAACACCGTCCTCGGGTCACGCGCAGGCCAGGGGCTTACCACCGGGAACCTTAACACGTACGTGGGGTACAACACGGGAAACCAGGGGACGCAGAACACAGCAGTGGGCAGTAATTCGGGGACCTCCATGACCGACGGGGCTGATAATAACACCGTGGTAGGGTTTTCCGCGGGAAATGTTATCACGACTGGTGTAAACAATACCGTCCTCGGGGCGTACTCGGGCCAGGGGCTTGTCACCGGGAGTCTGAACACGTTCGTGGGGTACAACACGGGAAAACAAGGGTCGCGGAACACAGCAGTAGGCAGTTATTCGGGGACCGACATGACCAACGAGGCTGATAATAACACCACTGTAGGATATTCCGCAGGCTCGAACGTCATCACGGGTATCGAAAACACCATCCTCGGGGCGTTCGCGGGCCAGGGGCTTGTCACCGGGAACCTTAACACGTACGTGGGATACAACACGGGAAACCAGGGATCACAGAACACCATAGTGGGAAGTTTTTCGGGGGTCGCTTTGCAGGATGGGGCTAACTACAATACAATTGTAGGATATTCTGCGGGCGCTAACGTCACAACCGGAACTACCAACACCATCCTCGGGTCGTTCGCGGCTCAACGGCTCGCCACCGGGGGTTTCAACACGTATATAGGATATAGTGCAGGACAGCGTGGAACGCAGAACACCGTGGTGGGCAGTTTGTCTGGGATTGAATTTGAAGAAACTGCTATGAACAACACACTCGTGGGGCATGCTACGGCAACCAAGCTCACCTCCGGTACGAAAAACACCATCCTCGGGTCGGTCGCGGGCCAAGAGCTTACCACCGGGAACCTAAACACGTACATAGGATATAACGCAGGACAACAAGGGACGCAAAACACCGTGGTGGGCAGTTTTTCGGGAACATCTACGACATCAGTTGCTAGCAACAATACCATGGTAGGGTATTCCGTGGGAGCTAATGTCACTACCGGTGTTAATAATACTCTTATCGGGGCATTTTCCTCGCCCGGACTAACCACCGGAAACCTTAACACGGTAATCGGGTTTTTGGCAGGTCGACTTGGGTTTAATAATACGGTTGTTGGGTCGTATGCGGGAAGTGCTTTAGCCTCAACGGGGACAGACAACACGTTTGTAGGTATCTACACTGGGAATACTGTTACAACGGGAAGTTCAAACACTCTCATCGGAAAGTCCGCTGGCGATGGCCTCGTAGGGGGGATTCAGAACACATTCGTGGGCACCGAGTCTGGGGGACAGGGGAGTTTTAACGTCGCGGTTGGATATCGGGCAGGGAACTCCACGACGAATGGGGGGACGTATAATTCGTGTGTAGGCTTCGGCGCGGGACAAAATATAACTTCTGGGTACAGTAACACGTGTATCGGTTCTTCCGCTGGCAACGGTATAACTACTGGCGCTGTCAATGTGTGTATAGGGGCCGGAAGCGGGCAGAAAATTGGGAACTCGAATTACAACGTATGTATCGGGGTTGATAGCGGCAACAGCATGACATCTGCTCGAAACACATGCATCGGTCCTTATGCTGGATCAGGGATAACGACGGGGCGGAACAATACGTGCGTGGGGACAAGTGCGGGGGGGTTAGGTATCAATACCAGCAACTTTAATATTTGCATAGGCCCAAACAGCGGAAACACTCTCGTTTTGGGAGATACAAACGTGTTCATTGGCTCGGATGCATCCGCGAATGGATATACTAATGTCTGCATTGGTTCTAGGGCCGGCTTGGGTTCCAACGGAGACAGAAACATATTCATAGGCTCTAATAACACGGGCTCTGGTGCAAATGGGAACACAACGGGAAATGAAAACATATGCATAGGTTCTACGGTGGGAGCTGGGACCGGGACCAAATGTCTGTTCGTGGGAGAAACTTCTTATCTTGGCTCGGGTGTTACCAGCGCGGCCAATGCTTCGCGGGCTTACGGCATTGGGTATGACGTGATCATCGGGAACGATTCGACAAGTTCTTCCGCGGCTGTATCAAATGCATATGCGTTTGGTTCCAATATAACCTTGGTTTCGGGGGTTACAAGCGTTACAGCCATTGGTACGAGCTTGACTGTGAACGGGCATACTGGTCTGACAGTTGTTGGACAAAACAGTACGCTAACTTCAAGAAACAACCAGACAGTGATGGCAAACAACAATCAATTTTTGTCACTCGACGCGAGTGGCAACATTACAATCACAGGAGCTAGTGCATTTAAACCAGGGGGCGGTTCATGGACGGCAACTTCTGACAATCGTCTCAAGGGTAACGTCACCCTAGCAAACTCAGTTTGGTGCGAAGACCTCGTTCGCTCGTTGCCTTTGAAGAGATTTACATGGAACGATATTGTACCCACTGGAGGGGACAAGAACCAGATAGGTTTTATCGCCCAAGACGTAGAACAATTCATGCCAAAATCCGTAGTCACGCAAGACATGTTCGGTCTAGAGGATTGCAAACTCCTAGATACTTCGCAGATATACTTTGCCATGTACGGCGCCCTGCAGCGTTGCATTCAGAGAATTGACGATTTAGAGACAAAGCTTGCCGCGCTTACGGCCGTTTCAGAGTCCTGATAGCCTTGAACTCCTCTTCGGTTAGAACGGTTTCGCCTTTCATAAACATAATATCGTATGACACGTGCCGCCCCTTTGCAATTTTCGCATACACCATCTTGACCTCGTCCGCGAATTTCTCATACTCGTCGTTCGCTTTCTTTACCCCTGGACCGCCAACGGTGATATTTAGACCGCCGTAGCTCACCAGCGTCTTTTCGATGGCGATGGCCACCTTTTCTAGCGCATCTATGTTGTGCGCCCCGGTCACCGCGATCGTCTCTACGCGAAACGGGGTTTTTCTGCGCATTTCTTCTAGCACCTTGGTGCACTTGGACGAATTGCGCGCGTGCTCCCTTGCGCGCTCCTCGGGGAGTTTCTTCGTCTGTCCTACGTACGACTTTCCGTTCGCAAACGATATTTTGTACAGCCGGTGGAGCTGACATGACTCGCCCGAAGACCGTATGATCCGGTTCATGGCGTTGGCGACGGCTGTGCGAACTACCGACATATTTACTTGTGATACAATTTACGTTTATACGTTTATATATGCGAAAGAGGTTGTTGTCATTTGACCCAGAAAATTAAAAAATGTTTCTGTATTGTATACAACGATGAATGCGCTTCTGATTCTGGCCCTCGCCGTCGTCGTCGTCGCCACCGCCGCCTGGTGGTTCTTTGCGGGAAAGAAAGAGAAGTTCACGATGGCCCTGTACAGGCCCACTTACAAGTACGACATCCCCGAAACTACTTGGGACCCCGCGGATATACTGACTGCCGTGCTTCCGACCGGCAAAGACAAGCCCCCGAAACTCGCCGTTGAACTCGGAGATTACAGAAGGTTCCAGCGAGTGTGAAAGTTTGCCAGGTGGCAAAAAATAAATATTTTATAGTAGTATATGTCGTCACATGAATCGTTAGAACTTTCCCCGGGCTTCTTCGACCCGCGGTTCGCCGTGTCGGACGAAGAAGATGAACCAATCGTGCCACTGCTCGTAGACGTCGAAAACTCTGATAAGGACAACGTGATTTACAATGGCGATACCGATGAAAACGACCAAAACAATTTTGTGGAGGATATTGTGGTGTTCATGTTCACGGCGCAGAAGAAGGGCTGCGGCTGCTCCGAGGGATGGAAGAGGACCACAACCTACTAGCCAGTTCGTGGTCTACACCGATCATAAGTAGCTTTATTATGGCTCTGATACGTTGCCTCTGCCTCTTGTTTCCATCTGTGTTGTAGCGTTTGTATATAGTCCCCGCTGTACCCCGGGGCGGCTGGAAATTTGCCCGGGCCATCAAATACCGTGGTACTTGACGAATTTGGAACTACCCTGTATGTCAAGGCGCACAGGAAGCTGTTGTCCACCCCGTTCGTCTCGTACAAAGACCCGTCAGGGCGTTCTAGCCTGAACGTCAGTTTTTGGAGCTTGCCAATGGGGAAGAAACTCTTGGCGGGCACCGAACTGAAGTTGTACCTTTCTTGCGAGTACCCGTATCCGATGAGGTTTACTATTCCCACACCGGCCGTCGATGGTTCGCCCACCCTGTCCCTGTAAATCATCTGTTCGAGCTCCTTGCACCGTATCTTGATGTACCTAGCGCCGCGGATGTTCACAATTCCGGGCGAAGTCAAGTTGTATCCCATGGCACCGGCGACTACCGTCGTCGCAAAGTATTGCCCTGGGTTTACCACGTTTCCGTTCACCGTCATGTAAGCCCCGGGGGAAGGGGGCAGGTTCGGCGAATGGAACCATAGCGAAGTGCAGTTGCTCGCCGTGGTCGAAGTTGCCGATGTAAACTGCACGTAGTACGACTCCCCCTGGACGAAATTCGATGTCACGGCGAGAGTGTTGGAAACTGCAGGGGTAAGCTCCGAGTCTATGCTAGTTATGGTACCCGTTGCTATCGGCGTATTATTCCCGGCGTACCCTATTTGTACGTTAAGGGCGAACCCCCCGAAGGGAGCGGCGGCGAGGTCAGAGAAATACCCCGTCACGGTCGTTGGTGTCCCGGCGCTTGCCGCGGTAAAATACTGGCGCAGAACCTGACCGGTGTAGATGGGGTAGAAGCTCGTGGCGTCGCCGGGGGGGAAGACGCCCACGAACTCGTTTATAGTTGGCGCGCCAGGGACTGCTCTCTGGATCGCGAGGAACACGTTGTCAGCGCCGTTGGGGTAGTTAACGGTATACCCCGGGACGGTAGAGTAGTACCTAGTAGACGCAGCCTGTTTCACGTTTACAGGGTCCCCAAAACCTATAGTGGAGTTTATGCTCCCGTTCAAAAGCGCGAACGGAGCGGAACCTGTCAGGTTTATCTTGTTCGAAATCTCACTGGGGTTGGTCGTGGGGGCCGCTAGCAACACCGTGGTGTCGCCGAACGCGTTTGCGACGGCGGTGAGCTGCGAGTTTATTTCGTCAACCAATTGGCTGAGATTGTAGTCCCCCGGAGTAATGTTGGCAGTCCGTATCTGAGTCAAGTCGCTCTGCCACGTGCCGATACCACTCGGCTGCCCTATGGCATACACGAGCTGGTTTTCAGAGCTGTCAATGAGGTAATCCGTGCGCGGGATGTTGACATTGAGAATCTCGAACTTGGTCACGTTTCTAAAATGGGCGTTGAAAGAGACCTCGTATTCCGCGGCAGACGGAAACGCTTCCCTGTCGCGCTTCGAAGAATCGGCGAGGAAGATGTACGTCTCATCGCGGCCTTTTTCGAGAATAGTCTGAACATCGTCCATTTACAAATGCCAATACTAAAAATTTGGAAATATTACGCCGCGGTTGTAAAAAATATTTGGTAAATGTATAGCACGATGATTGCAGACGTCCTAGACAAAACTCCCGGGCTTTTTTTCACGCTCATGCTCATCGCGTTCGTCATAGGGACGATGATAGACAGCATCCTAGACGCGAGGAAAGCAA